GCATTGTTAAAACTAAAAAAAGCTAAAGAATGGGTTAAAACTAATCTAGGACGTGATGTTGCTATTAGCTTGTTAGCAAATGAAGGCTGTTTAGGTGCTTGCCCAATGATGGACGAGCATTATGAATTTAATAATACACGCACTGGAAATCGTCCTCAATATTTTAATGATGCTATTAGTCGTGTAAGTTGCCCTAAATGGGATCACGAAGATCCAGCAGTTCCATTAAAGACCGCAAACTTGCCTCCTTGGAGAGCTGACTGGGTAGAGTTCTTTGACCTAGGTGTTGATGTTTTTAAAATGCACGGTCGTGAAAGTGCGACTCGTTTAGAAGAAACTATGGACATTATTACTCGTTATGTTAACGGTGATGAAATCTTAATTGGCGGATTTGAAGAATTTATCGACCAGAGTAACTTAGTAGACAAGCCAATCAATATTTGGCGTGATAAGATTAAGACTTGTAAGTTTGATTGCTGGGATTGTAATTATTGCGATAAGATTATTAGCAAAAAACAAACTGAAAAGATCAGTGATAAAGTTCACCTTGCGATTAACGCTGTATTAGATAGTGCGATTGATAACTTAGGTAGCGATATTCCTGGACTTACAAGTTGGAAGATGGAAAGCCTAATTAATAAACTTGCTAAAGGTAGCAAGCGTTACTTAGAAGTAGGTAGTGCGTTAGGTGCTACTGCTTGTGCGGCCTTGAAAGATAATACAATTGAAGCTATTTGTATTGATACTTGGCAAGATACATATCAACCAGCAAATGAATCATTTGAAATGCCGCCGAATAATAAAGAAACATTTATCGAAAATGTTAAGAAATTTAAAGGCAACAATAAAATTATTGTTTACGAAGCAGATATGCTTAGTGTAAATCGTGAAGAAATTCAGGATGTAGACTTTTTCTTCTATGATGGCCCACACGATTTTGCTAATACAGTGAACGCACTCAAATATTATGCTCCTTGTTTATCTGACGAAGCAATTATTTTAGTTGATGATGCTAATTGGGATGGAGTAGTTGCTGGAACTGACGCAGGAATTAAAGCGTTAGGATTAGATATTCTATACTCAAAAGTATTACTAAATGAGCAAGAAGATTTACGTGCGTGGTGGAATGGTTTCTACTTGTTAGTAGTTAGACGTTCAAGTTAAGATATCAATTACAGTATCAATTTTAGCTCTAATAATTTTATTATTTAGAGTTACTCTAACACCAGAGTGTAGCGGCTTAGGCCAGTGGTCTAAGTCGCACCAACAATATCCAACGTGTTCATCGTTGAGTTTAGGAATAAATTCTTCCTTAGTTAATAACAAGTACGTATGATAGTAAAATTCTTCATCTTTACTAGTGTACCATTCTAACGGTACAAACTTATCAATAACTGGTAAATGTCCTAGTTCTTCTATAATCTCTCGATTAAGAGTGTCGATGGGAGCAGTATCACCGGGTTCATTCTTACCACCAACAATACCCCAAGTTCCGGCAGTTTTGCCTTGGTTACGAAGCAAAAACAGGAACCTTTTTGTATCTTTTGCTAGGAATATGCCACCACTACAGATTATGTTGCTCATAGTATCAATCGCCAATTTGTTGGACTGTACTCACCTTCATAACTCTTGGACCACATAGTGCCGTCCCAAACATATTGTAAGCCAGTTCTAATGTTAGTTATATAGGTAAAGTCAGCAACGCTTGACGAATTGAATATTACAAACCAGTGAGATCCATTCCATGTTACAATGTCGTTAGCATGAGCAATTAGGTATGTACCGTCATCATTGCGCCACGCACTTGCGGCTTCACCGTTAGCCATCGGTGTAACAAGTTCTGGATTAGTGTTAATATCTTCTAAGATAAGATATCGAATTCCCATAGCAGGATTTACAGGCACAAATGTTGTAGGATCTATAATAGCATCTACATACGTTTTACCACTATTAGGGGGAACTTCTGAATTTTGAGGAATGGTATCTTGATCAATATCAAGATGCATGATACTTTCGTTTGATGGATCTAAACTGATACGAGCAGAAATCTCTGTGCCGTTGGGTTTTGTTAATCTAAGTTGACTTAAGCCGGCAGTAAATTTTCCTGGAAATAAATCTAAGATTCGATACCAGTTGATATTAAGTCCTTCAGCAGGATCGACTAATGTAGCAGAACCGTTTAATACTAATAGACTAAAGTTACCAATAGTAGCACCGCCAACCGCAGTTGGAGTTCTGCCGCTAAAATAATCAACTTCTTGATAGTTCTGATAAGCTCCTGATTCGATTGTACCTTGCGCATCAACAAAAGTATTAGTAATGATCTTAGTAACAATACCTAACTGTTTAACCTTAGCTGGAGTAGTGATCCAGATAGGTGTTGTAAATTGCATATTACAAATATCAATATCTTGCTCAGTGCCTTGCGGAATTGACCGATTAGTAAAAGTCATATCAGTTAATTCGATAGTACTTAAACTAGTCCAATCTAAATAATTGTCGGTAGTTTGTAACTCTAAACTAGGACGAAATAATACTAGTAACTGCTCAATAATTTGTAATTTTTGATCTGTGTTTGTTGTCCATAGATCTGAAGTCAACACTAAGTTGTAAGGAACTGGCATTAGGCGTTCCACAGTATAGTTTTCGCCTTGAACATTAATATATTCTTCTAAGCCGGTTTCTGGATTAATCCAAGTATCACGTTCTCTAATTTGTACCTTACTGATATGCGTAGGTTCTTGTAATCTGTTACGTGCGATTTCTAAATTCTTAATATTACAAGCAATAAACGGGGCACTAGGAATAGTATTTTCACTGTTCTTTCTTTGCGCTAATGCCGCTTGACGACTCATATCGCCGTAGCGTACTGGAATTTGTACTAAATTTCCTTTGGCATCTTTATAGCTAAAGTTGCTCATTAGACGCATGAACTGAGTTAAGTATCGACGGATTTGACCGTCATAAAAATATTCCATTAATTATCTGCCTTGGGACGTAATGCTTTACTTAGTGCTTGGCGCTCTGGCACCACCTTACCTGCGATTGTAGCAGTAGTGGTGTTGTTAATAAAGCCAGTAACTTGTGTCTGACGTGTTTGAGTATTAGGAGTTGTTTCGTTACCATCTCTAGGAGTATTAGTAACTTCCATACGAACATTGTCTTCGTATTTTAACCAATGACTTCCGTCAAATCTAAACAGACGATTTGGAAAATAATCTGTTCGTAAATGGAACTGTCCTAGGATAGGATTTGAAGGATACGAAATACCAAAGGTATAAGGAGCTCCGTTTGGAGGTGTGCCGTCACCAGTTAGATACCCCACATAATAATCATGTCCTGGGCTACGTAAGACAACGCTAGCATCAATAGAACCTTCTGCGGTTACATCAACGTTAGTATCACTTACGTCCTCAATATCTAACAAACCTTTATCGTTTGTTGGAATAACATAATATGGTGTTGTATCATATCCACTACGTGGCAAGTCCGCTTCTGCCTGAGCAAGAACAGCATTGTTAGTGGCGATAGCACTATTAACAGTTGACAATAGATCTCTAATGGTTTGATTTGTTGAAACTCCGTTAGCATCAAGTTGTTCTTGATTAAGGATTTCACTAAACTCTTGACTGTCAACCATCGGTGTACATTTAATTCTTAAAATATGAGGATACCATGTTTGGCTGAATCCCATACTAGCACGTGTTACTTCTTGTACAACATAAAAACGTTTAAGAGCGACCATAGCATCATCTAAGGCATACTCGTCTTTTAAGTGAGGTAATTCAAATACATCACCGCTCATAACTTTACGACCTAATAACGCAACACTAGAACTTAAATGTACGTTAATAAAAATTGTGTCATTCTGTAAAAATATACCAAACTGACTTAGATTAAAATCTAAATCTTGCATTTGATAAATTGCTCTACAAACATAAACATCCGGTGAATAATGTCTATCACGGTTTTCCATGAATAGAACATCTTGTATTCCTAGTTCAGGAATAGGATTAGTATTAACAGGAATACTAGGGCTAGATTCGCCTGCTAGCGGATCTACAGGACCTAAGTATTTGTGAATATAGATATCAGTTCCGCCGACCTGAAATTGCTCGTTTATAACACGATCGAGGAATCTAAAATCAGCGCCTTTTTCCGGCTTGTACAGAGAGAGTCTTGGCATAGTAGTATATTTATAGCTAAATAACTGTATGAGTGATCAAGAAACAGCCCGTCAAGAAATCGTTGAATATATCAAAGCTATGCTAGGCGATGGCATGATTGATGTTGAATTAGACCCTAAACACTATAATATTGCTATTGAGCGTGCTCTAGCAAAATACCGTCAACGTAGCTCAAACAGCGTTGAAGAAAGTTATGCGTTTTTAACCTGCGATCAGGACGTAAACGAGTACACGCTAGCACCAGAAGTTATGAGTGTTCGCGAAATATTCCGCCGCAGTATTGGTAGTAGAACAGGTGGTGGCGATACCGGTACTCTATTTGAGCCGTTTAACTTGGCCTATACAAATACATACTTACTGAGCTCAAGTAATATGGGCGGATTAGCTACATATTTTGCGTTTGCTAGCTATCAGAATTTAGTGGGTAAAATGTTTGGTAGTTTTATTAACTTTACATTTCACCCTACAAGTAAGAAATTAACACTAATGCAACGTCCACGCGGACAAGAAACATTATTGTTATGGGTAACTAACCATAGACCAGATTTTGATTTAATTAAAGATCCCTATGCTGGTATTTGGATTAAGGATTATGCTACTGCGCAAGCAAAGATAATCTTAGGTGAAGCTCGTGAAAAATTTGCTACTATTGCTAGTCCTCAAGGCGGTACAACGCTAAACGGTACTACATTAAAAGCAGAAGGTGCTCAACGCATTTTAGAATTAGAACAAGATATATTGAACAACATGACCGGTGAAACACCTATGTGGTTCGTAAGAGGATAATATGAAGATACGTGATTTGATGACAGCATTACATGAAGGCAAAGGCCGCACTAATTTGTCTCCGTCTGCGATTGATGCTGTTCCTGGTGCTCAACGTTGGGATGCCTTAGATAACAGTAGTCCGTATCACGCATATCGATTTGGTGTTGCTCTAGCAGGAATGCCAGACTATCCGATGAACTTAGAAGGTCCATCCGGACAAAAGATGGTTACTCTTTCTTATTCTGAAGTAGACGATGATATTATTAGAGCAACAGGTCGTCATCTAGGATTTCAAGGAATAGTAATGACTCCAAGAAACAGTCAAGAACTCAGCGACACTGACACCGTAAGTCCAGTATCGAACTGGAATAAAAAATCAACCAAAAAGAAAGCCAAAAAAGATTGACCTTGTAACTAAAGTGTAATAAAATATAGTATCACCAGGGGATACTATGATTATTGGCTTTGTAGGTTTTATTGGTTCGGGCAAAGATACAGCCGCGGACTATCTTGTTAACTTCCACGAATTTAGACGCGATTCATTCGCAAATACACTTAAAGACGCAGTCGCCGCAGTATTCGGCTGGGATAGAACACTACTTGAAGGTCGAACTAAAGAAGCTCGCGAATGGCGTGAACAACAGGATGATTGGTGGACTAACCGTTTAGACAGAGTCATTACTCCGCGCTGGGTTTTACAGTACTGGGGTACTGAAGTTTGTCGTCAAGGATTCCACGACGATATCTGGATTGCTAGTCTAGAAAACAAAATGCGTAAAACAGGTGATAACATTGTTATTTCAGATGTACGCTTTCCTAACGAAATCAAAGCTATTCATAACGCAGGCGGCATTGTAGTGCGTGTTAAGCGTGGTGAAGATCCTGACTGGTACCGCGATGCTTGCGATGTTAACGCTGGCGAAAAATGCTCAAATTATTCTGTAGCAAAAGCACGTATGGATGCCTTGAATATTCATGCTAGCGAAACTGCTTGGTGCGGACAGCCAATTGACGTAACTGTTAGCAACAATTCTACAATTGATGATTTATACAGTCAGATTAAAAGTCTGGTCGAAGATCCCCGCGAGTCCAAGGTAGCTTGAGTTTATGTAAAATGCGCTGACAGTTAGCGCATACTGTTTTTAAGTTAGCATACTTACAATTTGATGGATCGCCATCAACATAATAAACATTAAACTGTTCAGGATACTTGCCGGTGTAACTACATCGATCGCAAGTATCCTTTTTCTTATACCCAGCTAATTGCCATCTAGTAACACCGTCGGCAGACCCACGTGCGCAATGGTCGCACTTAGATCGGTAATATGGCTTACCGTTCTTGTAATAATTTACTGCTACCGGTCTTTCTCCGCATGTTTTACATAAAGATCTTATCATACCCGCCCTTTTAGGTGCCCTTTTCATAGGTATTTAACCATACAATTTTTGGTATAACCACTAAATACTTGTACACTAAAACCATAGTATGGGAGATGCATAGAATGGCAACATTAAATTCACCAGGCGTATCAGTTTCAATCATTAACGAGAGTTTTTATACTCCAGCGGCCCCAGGCACTGTTCCGTTGATTGTTGTAGCTACTGCGGCTAACAAAGCAAACGCTTCAGGCACAGGAACTGCACCTGGAACGATCAAGAGCAACGTAGGTAAAGTATGGACAGTCACAAGTCAACGTGATTTAACAGATACTTTTGGTACGCCGTTCTTTGAAACAGATAGTAATAGCAATCCAGTTAACGGCGGAGAACGTAATGAATACGGTCTACAAGCCGCTTACTCATTATTAGGAGTAAGTTCAAAAGTTTTCGTGGTAAGATCCGATGTTGATCTATCACAATTAAAATCAAGTAGTTCTGCTCCAACAGGTGCTCCAGCCGCAGGTAGTTACTGGGTTGATACAAGTAGCACTAAGTTTGGTATTTTTGAATGGGATGCGTCAACTTCCGCATTTAACCTACAAAAATTAACAGTAATTGATTCAACTAATGCCGCTCTTTACAGCGTAAACGGTAGCGGTACACAGCCTAAACCAAGTTTTGGTGCTTCAGGTTCATATGCGATCACTACAGACTTAGGTGACAGCAATGACTTATGGTACAAGAACTCCGACAGCAATTGGGTTAAAGTTGGTTCAAATGGCGAAACAGCTTTCGCAACTAACCAGAACGTTAGCACATTTAAATCAAATACATGGCAGACAAGTTACCCAGCAGTAGCAGGTACATACAGCAATCCTAGTTTTGCTCAAGCCGCTGGTAACATTACAATTAACGGTCAAGCTCCAATCGCAGTAAGTACAGCAAGTACAGTAGTTACTATTGCTCAAGCAATTAATAGCTCATTACATACAAG